GTTGTCGTTTCCAAATCTCACAAAATTACCTACGTTTAGCCTAGCATTAACATAAGGTAGAGACAAATCTCCTCTTCCTACTTTCAAGAATGGTGTAGAAAATGCTTGATATCCTCCTACTTCTTCTACTTCTACGGATTTGTTCGCTCCGAATTCATAACCTAAAATCTTCATTAATCGTATATTGTGTTTGTTACTACTCCTGCAACTACCATTCTACCTTCTTCTACTACATTTAAACCAGTATAGTAATCTATAGCTTGGTCTACAATGACAATAGGATTTGCAGATTCATAAACAGTATATGTATATTGCCCAATTACAAAAGTGGCATCTACACCTTCTTCTAATTGGAATAAATTGTATCTTTCAATATAAGCTGATGTATCTGTACCCATCCATTGAAAGCCTTGTGAATCTTTGTTAAATTCATTTTGGAAAACAAATAGATAATAAGGATTCGTAATAGTCGAAGTCTCAGTCAAAGTGAGTACAAAAGTATTTACAGAATCTTGTTCAAAGTATATCATATATTATAATGGTGTTTAATTAGCATTTGTTATAAAACAAAAAACCCCCACTAATATAGTGAGGGTAGGGATAGCAAAGTTTACTTAAACTAGTAAACCTGCAATGATAGTAGGGTCAACTTCGTATGCTAAAGTTTCATTCTCAGCGACCATAGTAAGACTGTATTTTGAGCCATCGGCTTTCGCAGTTCCACTTCCTTCAGCTACTGCAGTAACTTGTGCAGTTGGAAAATACCAATACTTGCCATTAGCATCTAAAACGATTACTGCTAAGTCTCTTTGTCCTTCTCCTAAGATTTTGATAGAACGAGATTTCGCTGCTTCTCTACGGTGAAACATTAAAGTGATAGTTGCAGTTACGAATGAAGAGCCATTGATTAAATCATTAGCTTGGTCTTCTGTGTACATTCCTGTGTTACGTTTGAACTCAAAAGGAATGAAAGGGTCTCCATTAGTTATAGCAGTTACTTCCCAGTTAGCATCGTCTACAGTTACTGAAGTTACTTCGCTTTGGTCGTTGATATAAATTGTTTGAATACCACCGATATTATTGTCGCATCCTTTAGTTATTGTCGTTATTGTGTTACAAATTGGCATAATTTTTTATGTATTAAAAAAGGGTAGGCGAATCCACCCACCCTTTTTAGTTAATTAATAAAACTAGTTCTTAAGAATAAAGAACGATTTCTGTTGGGTTAGTATACCAGAATCCTACCTTCAAGTTAGCACGAGTTCTCAAGTAAGGCTCAGCAACTGTATCATTCAAGTTTACTGCTCTCAATGCTTTAGCATCAGCTTCAGAATCGAATGCATAAATCAAGTTGTTCTTCAAAGTAAGAACTGCAGTATTGTTAGGAAGACCTTCAGCAACTACCATCTTAATTCCTAAGAAAGTCAAAGCAAGAGGAAGTGTAACGAATGTCTGTGTGTTACCTTGTGCAGCAGCTAATTCATAAGCAGTAGCAATGTTAGAAGAAACATAAAATCTTAAGTCAGCTTTCTTACGTTTAATAGTAGCAGGAGCAGCATTCAAGATAGCAGTTAATTGTGCAATAACATTTGTAGCATCAATAGATACATTAGCAACATCAACTACTGCAGCATCAGCTAACAATCTCTTAAGATATCCATCGCATAAAGAAAGCAATGCATCAACAGAATCTGTGTCACCTTGCCATCTCAACAACTCAACATCTTCGCCAATTTGCATTGACATAGTTTCCCAGTAGTAAGACATAAAACTAGCAACTTCAAAACTTCCGTTAGAACCTGCAGCCATTTGCAAAGAAAGGAATGATTGCTCTAAGTCGAATTGACAGATTTGAGCCATAGCAGATAAAGCACAAACATCGATGTCGATTGCATCTAATGAATCAGTAGGTGCAGAGAATGCACAAGTACTTGATTGTAGGATAGAGCCAAAAGCAACATTAGCTAATTTAGTAGCTGATTTGATACCAGGCAAAGTACGGTAGTTGTCTACAATATCTTCTGTAATATAAGCACGAGAATAAAACTCGTTAGGATTAGCACATAAAAGTGCGTTTGTTTCAATATCTAAATTGAATTTTAAGTTTCTTGACATTTTTTTAGTCTTTATTAAATTGATTAAACTTCATTAATTTTTCGTGAGCAGTTAATTTTTGCTCGGTAACTTCCGTCACTTCTTCTTCAAGTGTTGGAATCATTGCTTTTACTTCTGCAATAAGTTGAATTAGTTCGTTGTATTTTTCATCGATTGTAGGCATAACGATTGCTAGGATAGCTTCAGCATCAGCAGTTGCATCGACAGACATTTCTTCTTCTTCGACAACTACTTCTTCTTCTACTACTTCTTCAGCCATTACTACCTCTTCTTCAACTACTTCTTCAGCTTCTACTTCAGTTGCAGGTGCATCTTTCACTTCAACAACTTCTCCGTCTTTTACAACGTAGATTTTGCCTTCAATCAGATGTTCTCCGTCAGGTAAATTCATACTATTATTTATTATTTGATTACTGTTTAATTTCAATCCTAAGAATCCTTCGATTGAGAATCCTAACTGCTCACTTTCAACTAGCTTATTGTAATACTCTTTGTCAGTAATTTGAGCAGTTAACATCAACGTTCCTTTAGGCACTTCAATACCGTATGAACTAAATGCTTTATCGGATTTTGGATTCTCAACTATCCAACTTTCAAGAATATATGCAGGTACTGTTTGCCCTGCATCGTGTTCTAAGTTGAAAAGATTCTTATTGTTTAGATTCTGCATAAAATCGGAGTAAATAGTTTCAATCTCTTGCTCAGAAAATTGAACGTAATATTCTCCTTCTTCATCGTTTCTATAAATATCCATTGGAATCATAGCAGGTGCTACAATTCTCATCTTTGGCTCATCAGCAAACTGCATTACTTTAGTATGACTATTAAAAGCCATACCTTTAACTAAGATAGCAGGTTTAGAAGTGAAAGCGACCTGTTCAATTCCTAGTACTTCGCCATCGGAATACTCTTCGTCAATCGTTACTTTAAAAATAGGAATATCATTCGCCATACATTATAATGGCATATACTTTTTTTTGTTATATTTTTGTATATTTGTAAAAAAAAAACGTTATGATAAAAATCGGAACAAAGAAGATTAACAATGAAGTTACTGAACTGACAATTGAACAGTTTGAGAAACTTAGTGCAACTATGAACAATGCAGAACTTGACCAATTTGAAAAATGGGCAAAGATATTTATTGACTTAGGAGCAGATGAAGATGAAGTTTATGATTTAGACTTTGAGAAGTTTACAGAAATTGTAAAGAATTTTTCTAATACCAAGAAGAAGCCTAGTAAAAAGTTTCTTAAATCAATTGAAGTTGATGGATATACTTACCAATCTTATGAAGACGAATTCAAATTGAATGTTCGTGATTTAAAAATGATTGAGAAAGCCGTATCTTCAAGTCCTGAGAACTATGTTTCTAAAGTAATGGCTATAATCTTTAAAAGAACTGACTTGACTAAAGCAGAACACTATGGAGATTCTCATCTTGCATTAAAATCAAAGATGTTTAAAGAACAAAAAGCTGATATTGCTATTGCTTTTATAGCTTATATTGGTGAGAAGTTAGGTAATACTGCTAAAGAGATGCAAGTTGAAGCTGCCGAAATCGTGGAATGATATAACTGTTGAGCAGTTCATAGAGTTAAGGTCACTAAATGCTAGTGACTTTGACTCTTTGTTTAGTTATGAAATAGAATGTCTATCTATTTTAACTGATATTGATGTTGACGAGTTTGACGATTTAGATATTGACGAACTAGCAAAGATTGTAAAGCAGATTACATTCATAAAAAAGCAGCCATCAGGTATCTTTAAGAATAAAGTAAACAATTTTGTTTATATTGGATTAGACAATTTGAAGTTAGGCGAGTTCATAGATTTAGAATATTACTTCGCAAATGACTATGTCAAGCATCTAACATATATTAGTTCAGTTTTGTATCGTAAAACTAAACTTAACGAATGGCAAGAATTGATTTATGAAGATTATTCGTTTGATATTGAGAAACGCAAAGAACAGTTTAACGATTTGCCTATTACATCAGTCTATGGAATCTGTTCCGAGTATATGAAGTATCGTGAAAACTTCTTAAAAGTATATGAAAATCTATTTAATCCAATCTTTGATGAAGAAGAACTAGCAGAAGAACTAGACGAAGAAGATGTCAAAGAACAAGAACAAGAAGATAAGATTAATAGATGGAGTTGGGAGCATACGTTGTATAATTTAGCGAATGAAGATGTTACTAAAATAAAAGACGTACTAGAACTTAATCTAGTATTCGCTTTTAATATGTTAGGAATGAAAAAAGAACTAGAGATTTAAAGTAAAGTAGAAGACTCAGGTAGACTATAAGGTAATTCTTCTTCGTCTATCCAATTAAACTCTAAAAACATTTTTGGATTGTTTAGAATTCTAGCCATTTCTAACAATGGATATACTTCAAATTGCCATCTTATAAAGTCTTGCATAATCTCTGAAGTGATTGCTTGAACTTCTGAACTTGCTAACCACTTCTGTATAATTTTTTGAGGAGCAATATAAATTGTTCCTTTGTCTAAAAAGAAAAAGTAATACAAAGCATTTACAGTAATAGTAATATTATTAAAGTTATCTGATTGCATCGCAGAAATTCTAATACTATCGTACAAAGAGCCAGTATCTATTAAGCCAAGTTTTTTGACTTCCATCTGCAAAGCTCTTGCTAGTTTGTTTCTTGTTGCGTATTTTACTTTGTATGTCGGCATACTGCAAAGATAGTTAAAATAAATTAATAATTTGCCCCGTTATACGTTCCTGAAGCGTTAACCTCAATTGTATTTAGAGCAACATCACCGTTTGAATAAGTAATTTTTACGCAATCACACATTTATTTAGATTTTATCATTTCAACAAAAGCATCAAATATAGCTTTTTGTTCCTTACTCATTTCAATATAATCAAGTTCTGTAAATGACTTAGGTACACTATTTTCTATTGTGTAGAACTTCATCACCCTTGCAATTGGGTCTGAAATATTAACTGTTAACAATTCTTGAGTATCTGAAAATTCATTTATAAAAAAATCATACTCCTCAGTTAAAGGATAAATTTCTTTTGTGTTATCTAATTCGTCATAAGCATAAATCTCTGTGCCTATAATATCTATTTTAGTTATGTTTTCCATTATAAAAATATATTACCTTGTGTATCTTCTGTTGCTACTATTGCTTGTGTTATAAGAACACTATATGCTGCTCCACCTTTATATGTATTACCTCTTGTTGATACTGCTTGTGCTGTTGGTCCATTAAATAAATAAGGTGCTGTTGCATTTGCTAACAAAAATGTAGAGTTTAGTATAATACTAGGAAGTATAGTTGTATTGCTGGATATTCCAATTCCTCCAGCATTATTCCAATCACATATAATATTTGAATTATGTATTTCTATTGTTGCTGCATTTGCAAAAACAGAATAACTACTTGTAGATTTTGAAGTTATATTATATGCTTTTGATGCACCTAGAAGTTGAAAGCCTCTTGACGAAGAGCTAATACCAGTACAGCTATGTAATAATGAAATATTTACTGAAATACCAATTCCACTAACTGATACACCTACACAACCAACAACATTTATTGCAGATGACCCTTCAAATCCTACTCCTGAAACAGACCTTCCCACACAATTATATGCGTTAGCAGCGACATAAAAACCACTACCACTTGTTGAAATACCAACACTATTACATTGATTGCCACTTCCTCCAAATATTCCATAACCTGAATCAGATACTCCAGTGCAGTTTTGTATATCTCCTCCATTATGACATCTGATTCCAGTACCTCCACTTGTACCATACCCAATAGAATTATTTAATTTAGCACCATAACTAGTAAATATTCCAAACGCACCGTAAGTTGAAGTTGAATAAGCTACTGCATAGTTGATTTCGTGAATAGAATTTGTATTAAATAATATTCCGCATCCACTTCCTGAATTTCTAAATGTAGAGCCTGAACAGTTTATTGTGCCACTTCCATTTGTTCCTAAAATTAAACAAGAATTATCGTATATACTTCCCGTACTCCCCGTTCTAATAACGTTTAAATTTAAGATATTACAAGATGTTACTACCGTTACAGCTACCGTTAGTGCGTGTGTTAATCCACTATTATTAAGTGTATAAGTATGCCCATTGCCATTGATATTAACACCATTTTTTAACGTAACAGTAACTGCTGCAGTTTCAGTGACATCAGCAAACATCTCAATAGTATTACCACTTACTGCTGCTGCCATTGCTAAGGTTAAAGTAGCATAATAAGTATAAACACCTGAAGCATTTGGTATTCCAAAAATACCACTTCCTCCACCACTACTAATTACCAAATCACCACTACCAAGTAATGAATTACCGTTAACTGTTTTGATGTTAGTAGCACTTACTAGAGTAGGTTGAATTCCAGCAGTACTTAGACTTTCGTTTTTCCATAGTGAAGTAGCTGAATCGTATTGTAAAAGATTATTATCAGCTACAGAAGTGATTAACACATTGTGAAGTTCCTCTAGTTCATAGCCATTATCTACTTTCACAAAAATAGTTCCTTGTGTAATATGAGCAGAAACAACATAGCCAACTATAACTAAATGATTTGGTGCAGTTGGTTTAACTTTAGTAACGTTACCTGCCGTTGTAGGACTTAGGTAAAGTACATCACCATCTGCCCACGTTTCACTTTGCAAAGAGCCAGTTGTATTTATTCCTCTTACTAGTCCGCTTGTAGTAATAAAGCCTTCTCGATTATTATTAATTGTTTCAGTTACAAGTCCAATAGTTTCAGCACTTAATAAATCATTTGTCGCTAATGCTAAATCTACTTTTAATCTTTGACCTTGAGCACCCGTTACTCTTACCGCTTGATAATTTGATTCTAGTAGATTTACGTTGGTAGCTGTTTTATTCACTACTCTTAAAACTTGTTCTTGACCTACTTGTAAAGTAACCTTCCCACCTTTTAATCCTAAGTCAACTGTGCCGTCTGTATCATTCCATCGCATCACGGCTACTCCAGCAGTACCCGTTGGTGTTTGGTCAAATTCTACTTGCCCTGACTTTAATTCAAATTCTCCTAAGTCTACATCTTGAGTTGCTCCCGTATAAGGAACTAAACCACTTGTTGATGGTAAAGCTGCTAAAGCATCAAATACTGCGTTGCTTGTTACAGGATTTAAACTGCCATCTGTAACAGCATCTTCTATTGGTATATTTATATTTATTGCCATACTATATTGAATGTTTCATCTTTTAAACTTGGTATTGTTACACTTGTAGTCACTCCGTTTACTATAAAATTATAAGTAGTATCAGGTAAAATCAATAAACCACCACTTGCAACTGTTGTTAAATATGTACCATCACTATTTGTTACCGTTGCATCTTCACAAACAATAGGAGGATTAGGAGAAATTGGATTCATTGGAATAGCACAACTACCGTAACTTGCTACTTCAAATGTAATACTCATTACCCAACCTGCAACATAATCTAAATCAAGATTGTTTAATGGTGACATACTTGCACTTCCAACAACATCTAATTCAATGTCGTTATCATTTGTGTAATATACATACATATCTTTTAATATCAACTGACAATCAGATATAATATTATTAAGATTTGCTCTATCAGCTTGTATTAAATCAACGCAATATATGTCTACAGTAAACTGATTTGTGTTGAGATTCTCTGTATCACTTGTTGGTGTAACAAATACAACTGGATACTTCTCATCTATTGTAGCGAAGTTAGGCATCTGCTCTCTGAATTCTCCTCCGTACTTTTTGATTTGTAGGTGAGCATTGCAGAATGCTTCTATTTTATTTAATAGTGATTTATAGCTTGTCATAGTACTGCAGATTGTTGTATTTTATTCATCTTGTTTTGCACAGAAGTGATGTCAGATTCTACTACTACTGCCTTAACTACCATTTGACCACCTTGTTGCTGACCATTTGCACCAAAGGTATTACCGTTGTTATTAGCACCAAATAGATTAACTGAAGGAGTAGCTGCTTGTGTAGAAGTATCACCTCCTCCTCCACCTACTGTTGGTGGTGCAGTTGTAGTTGGTGTTCCTTTACCTCCATATCTTGCAGATGCAATCTTCATAATATTGGCTACTGAAGTAGCACCTGCAAAAGCTAAAGATGCAATACCAACAGGACTAGGTACTGGACCAATAGCTATAGGTGACTGTGCTAAAGAAGATGTGATTGCTTTAAATCCATCTATTGTAGCCATTCCTAAATTCATAGCTTTTTGAATATAGAACTGTCTTTTTGCTCTTGCCTCTTTTGACTTCTCGTCTTGCTTACCATAACTGTTAGACATTGCGAATATTCCTTCTGCTAATGCGTTTACACTTGCAGCATATTTAGAAGCAATATCTGCTTTGTCAGTCATTGATTTAAGATGGTTTACTCTTTCAATCTCAGCATACTTAGCATTAATCTCAGCAATTCTTTGAGCAGTTTGCTCCGCTACAAATACCTCAGCATCCGCAGAACTTCCTAATGCTAATAAATCTGCTTCACTTTTTGTTAATAAATCAGCTACTTCTTTTTCTTTAGCAGTTTGATTCGCTGCTTCTTTCATTGCCCAAAGTAAATCCTGCTGCTCTAATTGTTTAGCTGCTATTGCTGCATTCTTTTCTTTTTCTTTTTCAGCTTCTTTTTGATTTATCTTATCTCTTGCGTCTCCTGCTAAAAGACCATACATTTCAATTAGCTTTAACTTTTCTTCTTGTTCTTGTTTCGTTTTAGCAACCTTAGCTTGTGTATCTTCAATTAATCTATTGTAAGCAATCTGAGATACTTTCAATTCTTTTTGAACTCCTTCATCCATTAACTGAATGTCCAAGTCTTGATATATTCGAGCAGCTGCTAATCTATCTGCTTGGTATTTCTTTTCTGCTTCAATCTTTTTAGCATTAATTTCTTTTTGTTTATCTGCATTAGATTTAGCATTTTTAGAACTTTCATCTGATTGTTTTTTAGCTTCATCCTTTTTTCTATTAGCTTCAGTTTTATCAATCACTTCTATCTGATGCATAGAATCTTTGACTACTTCTCTTTGCTCGTTATATGATTTTCTTAATGCTAATATTTCTTCTTCATCTAAATCACCACTTAATCTCGCAGCAATCATTTTTTGTTTAATTGCTTCTAGTCTTGCAGCAGCAGTTTTTAAAAGCCAGTACTGTTTTTGCTTTTCCATATAAACAGTATTCTGACCATCAAGTT